GCTTGGCAGCGATCCGATCAATCTCAAGCCGCAGCAGCATATCGGCCTCAATCACGGTGATCTTGTCACCGCGTTTGACGGGCACGCCGCCGCTGTAGCGCGTGGTGCCATAGCCGATAGTCCACGGATCACCGCCGCTGAGCGGGTCGGGATAAGCCGAGAGGTGGCAGCCTTCAAACTCCTTCACCAAGGAGATGGCCGCGGCCAGATCGGTTTGCTTGCCGCTTTGGCTCCATGTTTGGAACCATTCACGATCACGCCGCATGGCCACGTCGTAGCCATGTTGCGCCAGATCCTTTTCCAGCTGCGCGATAGCTGCCGACTGATGCGGCAATGCCTTCCAATATCTGAAAAGCGCCTCAAGTGTGATCGGTGCCGTGTTCGTCATCGGTCAGCCATGGTGCAGAGATGCGCAGCTCATCGCTGCTGATGATGGGTGGCGGGATATTGGGCGGCTGTGTGGTGTGCCAGTCAGCTTCGGCACGGTCAAGCCGTGGGCCGAGCGTGGCGTTGAACTTGTAATCCTGCGCCCACTTGTGCAGATGATGCCGCCAGTCTTTATCGCCAAACCGGGCTAGCCATACGGTGTCAGCCTTCAGCGCTTTGGGAACATCACCTTGAGTGCCTTGAGGATCAGCTGCACCCAGCTGTTTTCGCGGATTGGCAGCAGCGTGATGATTTCAGAGCCAGCAGCCACAAGAATGGCGATGATGGCGAGGGTAGAGGGGTCCATGGTTAGCAAGATGGTGGACGCGCCTCTAACTTAGATACGCGCTGCTCAACCGTCGAGAGGCGGCCAAAGGTTTCGCGCCGGTCTTCCTTAATGTCTTTATGCAGCACCTCTAGCTGCGTGGCGATGTGCTCCACAGCTGAGGTGAGCCTAATCACAGCGTCACGCGCCTGATCATTGCGCCGGCTGGCGCCAGTGGCACCCATAGCTGCCACGGTGATTGATGCGCCAGCCACTGCGGCGATGATCTCGATCATGGCGGCAACGGCTACAGGTTCAGCTTACCGACCCTGCCCGCGCAAAGGCTTACGCCCGCGCCGTCTTGGCCGTGACCGCTGGCCATAGCCTTGGCGCGTGGTCTTGGGTGGACCGGATTGATGCTGGAGGTTGCCGGTGCCGGTTTTACTGCGGACTGCCATCAATTAGCTCCGGGTTCAGGTGGCCATTGCACATTCCAAGGAAAACCCGATTGCTCTGGCACCATGCGCAGCGTTTCGCGGTAGAGCTGCCACGCCAGTTTGGCATCGGGATCCAATGGGGTATCTGCCAGCTGAGTCCAATCAGAAGCTGTTAGGCGGCGGTTACGCTCTGCGCGGACGTTAGTAGCCGCATGATCTTCAGGTAACTGCTGGATTTCCCATGTTTGGAGCCAGGTCCCATTTACCTGCGCCACCCATTCCTTAGACTTGTGCGTTTTATTGTCATACTCAGGAACAGGCGTTGGAGTGACTACATATACATCAAACTCAGCAAGAGTTGATGCATCAATCACACTGGGAAATGATGTAGCAGGATTTTCTTGTCTTAGATCCCCCAAGTTATAGGGAAACCTGCTGGGATTGCCGTTTAGCAGCTTGACGTACATGGTTAACTCCTAAGGATCAAAGGTCATAAGACCACACAGCATCACCATCGAGCCCTGTAACATACATTTTAGTGCCGGTAGGCTTAAAGAATACGCCAGTCGGCGAGCTTGTCTGTCTTGCTACAGAAAAATCTTGACTGTAGCTAGTTGTTGAAATGTCCCATGCTGTTGAAAGATCGTATTCATATACGTTATCGCCGGCACTTCCAAGAATGTACATCTTAGTTCCATCAGGCTTGAAAAACATGCCCTCCGGGAAGGTGTCTTGCGCTGATATGGAGAAATTTTGAACATAACTGGCAGTTGAGATGTTCCATGCGGTAGATAAGCTGTATTCATTTACGTCATCACCAGTTGATCCAACAACATACATCTTGGTGCCATCATCCTTAAAAGATAAACCTGTTGGCGCAGTTTCTTGTGCGGATACAGAAAATGTCCGAACATAACTGGCAGTTGAAATATCCCATGCACTAGACAGGCTGTATTCATATACACTTGTATTAGTAGACCCGACAACGTACATATTAAGACCATCGGGCTTGAAAAATGCAGCTGTCGGAGAGTTGTCCTGCGCAAGTACAGAAAAGTTTTGAACGTAACTAGCGCTTGAGATGTCCCATGCTGCAGAAAGGCTATATTCGTTGATATCGTTACCTTGGTTGCCTACTATATACATCCTGGTTCCATCAGGCTTAAATAGTACATCTTCCGGTTGGTTATCTTCAGCGGCTACGGACAGGTAGTTCGATGTGGGGAAAGCAAGTGAAGCCGTTGAGATATCCCACGCTGTAGACAAAGTGTATTGATACACAGAGTCGGTGGTAGCCCCAATGACGTACATCCTGGACCCATCGGACTTAAAAAATAGTCCCTGTGGTGTAGTGTCTTGTGTTGCTACAGAAAAGTTCTGGACATAACTGGCAGTCGAGATGTCCCACGCAGTAGATAAGCTGTATTCATTTACGTCATCGCCAGTATTGCCGGTAACATACATCCTGGTTCCGTCCGGCTTGAAAAATACATTCTGGGGAGCGGTGTCCTGCGCAGACACGGAAAAGTTTTGAACGTAACTAGCGGTTGAGATGTCCCATGCTGTGGACAGGCTGTATTCATTTACGTCGTCGCCATTTTGTCCAATGACGTACACCTTTGTTCCGTCCGGCTTAAAAAATAAACCGTTCGGAACAGATTCCTCTGTGGATACAGAAAAGTTTTGTACATAACTGGCGGTTGAAATGTCCCATGCTGCAGAAAGGCTGTATTCGTTGATGTCTACACCTGTTCGCCCTAAAACGTACATTTTAGTGCCATCATCCTTAAAAGATACATCATAAGGTGTATCCTCTTCTGTGGCTACAGAGAAATTTTGAACATAACTAGCTCCCGCAAAATCCCATGCGTTAGGCAGGCTGTATTCATGCACAGCATCACTGTTGGTGCCTATAACATACATTTTTGTTCCGTCCGGCTTAAAAAATAAACCTCTAGGTATACTCTCTTGCGCATTCACATCAAAAAAAGGATTTGGAGAACCATTAAATACAGCCTTTGATAAGTCCCATCCACCGGGGGCTCCAGACGCAGCCCTTAGCCCGTGCGGTATCCTCATGCCACTTCTCCTACAAGTGCCCCATATACTTGGGTGCCGACTTTCCAAAACTGAATAACAGTGTAGCCAGTTCCTGCCAACGTAGGTGCAATACCACCGGTCCATACAACACCGCTTGTGCCCCAGGTTGAATCAGACCAAGTGAGTGTGTAAGAAGTGCCGTCATTTACCATCAACGTAACAGATTCACCCGCCGCAAAATTTGTCGCTTTCGGTGTGCGATTAGCACCAAGCGTGATCAGCTGGACGCTGCCGTTGCCTGGATCAACTTCAAACGCAGCGCCGTCGCTGATAGTGTAAACATCCTCAAGGATCGTGCCGATGATCGCAGGATCGGTCAGCGTCTGAACTGCCGTGAAGGTTTGTATTACATCCAGCTTTGCGGTATCCGCGTCATAGCCTTGAACGGTGACGCCAATATCAGAAGAAGTAAGCGGCGCAGTGCCGTTGCTTGCTGCCGTAAGACGCCCTTGCTGATCGACCGTAATGCTGGCGTAGGTGTAGCTACCAGGAGTTACAGCTGTATTGTCTAGATCAACTGTAATTGTGCCGTTACTTGTAATCGGACCGCCGCTACTGGTCAGCCCAACACCTCCAGAAACATCAACGCTGGTTACTGTGCCACCGCTGCCGGTTGCAGCAATGGTGATCGTGCCATCACCGTTTGTGATCGTGACGCCTGAACCCTGCGTGATTGTTGCCTTTGCCAGCGTGCCATCGGTCTTGCCAATCAACAGTTCGCCATTGGCATAAGTTGTTTGTCCGGTGCCACCATCACTTGTTGCCAGTGTGCCGGTAACGCTGCTCGCACTTAAATCAACTGCCAGCTCGTTGCTTTCAACAACTAAACCGCCGTTAGTTTTTAGCGCAAGCGCAATATCTGGAGTGGTTCCACCGGAACTCGTGACTGGTGCTGTGCCGGTTACGCTACTAACACCTGTACCACTAGGGGTAGCCCAAGCAAGATTACCACTCCCGTCTGTTGTAAGTGCTTGCCCAGAAGTTCCGTCAGTACCAGGTAAAGTCCACGAAACACTGGCGGCAAATGTCGTGGGTGCCTTAAAAGAAACCGTATAAGTCTCGGTGTTGTCGTAGAAAAACGCTTCCGCGCCAGTGCGGAATGAATAGCTGCTGCTAGAAGCAATTACAGAAAAACCGTTTAGATAAATACCCTTGTTTGAAGCAAGATCTAGGTTTTCCGAGCTGGTCCAAGCATCGGTAGCATTAACCCAGTTAAAAGTTTTATCGGTGGCGCCTTTTAGGGTGATACCGCCGCCGTCTGCTGTTACATCCGTCGGGGTTGTAACGTTACCTAAAACGACGTTTTTATCTTCGACCTCAAGAGTTTCGGTGTTGATGATCGTTTCTGTACCGTTGACCGTTAAGTCGCCGGTAATAACGACATTGTTACCGAAAGTAATCGTGTCTGCGTTTAGTCGTGCTCCAGCTTTGACAAGATTTGATGCAGAGATCTTTTTTGTCTGCTCTGCGGAAATGTCGGCAAGTGCCAGCACGTCGGAGGCGACTACATCCGTTTGCGAGAACGGGCCTAGTTGGCTGATCTTGAGGTCTGCCATGGTAATGCCTCCGTAAGGACAGTTTAGGGATCTTCCAGAAGCAGACTTCCGGCGCCTTGCTCCAGCAGAAGTTCGTCACCGTCTTCCTGTAGTAGCAGGCTGCTAGCCAAGACGCCATACCGCAAGGCGATCAAGCCGGTCGTGGCAAATTCGATCGTCGTACGAATAGGCTCTGATGGCTCAAACGACATTGCCACGTTCGTGATTAAACCCGTGATCATGTAGTACAGAGCTTGCGTGTCTGCAGTCAACACTTCTTGCGAGGAGGCGTAACCAGCCTGCTTGATTACCAGAGCAGCCTTAAAAGCAGCGCCTAGCTGCTGGCGCAGTACTAGCTGGTGGAAATACATCGCAGTCTCAATTTCAACGCCATCGGTGGCATAGTCCCAGAAACACTCCATTGTGCCGCTACCAGAAATCAGTGTGCTGGTGCTTTTCTGGAAGGCATCGCCGAGGCTGGTTACATCTGCACTGGCACGATTTGTGCTAAGCGTGTAGCTGGTGACTTGCCCGAAAGTACGAACGCCATCGCCCAGCAACTCGAAAGTTGCCGTGTAGGTCGTTCCAGGTGCGACAAGGGTGTAGTTGCTGTCGCTGTTGTTAAGGGAATCAGCCCAATTTGTGTACAGCTTTAAGCCGCCAATGCCATCAACATTCACGTAGACGGTGACGGAATTATCGGTGTTGCCGCTGATGAAATCCAGTGCGCCGCCACCAACGCGGGTAATGGCGATACGGTCGCCGGTTGTAAAAGTATTAACCGGAAAGTCCAGTTCCAGGCGGTTGGCGCTGGTGTTGACTGCGGCAGAATTGACAACCGAGCTGAAGCTGCTGGCGGCGATGCGTTGGAGACGTACCAGGCCGGCGCCGCCGAGATATATGCCGGACATTACGCAGCCCCCATCGTGGCTTCACTCAACAAGCCAGTTACCACAAATTCTATCGACACCTCAACAATATCCCCAGCCGTTGCCGTGATCGCAGCGCTGTTGATTAGTACAGTAGCCTCGATGGCCCGCGCTGAAGTCAGCTGCAGCTTTAAGGTTTGAGTGGTTGTACTGGGTAATGACGTGGTGCGGATTGTGTTGGATAACAGCGGTTGGATTGCCAACGCACCGGCGCTGTTTTCGTAGTACAAAGCAGTGCAGCTGCCGCTCCATCCCTGGCGTCCGAAAACGTAGGTCCGGGCGTAGTCGGCGGTGGTTGTGGTTTCGATGGTGTCGGCGGTCGCGGTCAAGCTCCAGGTGCGGACTTTCGCAACTTGGGTGCCGCCGATCAACAGCGCACCATCAATGCCGGTGAAATAACGGGCGCTCATGGGCTAGGTGGGGCGACGACGCCAATTAGTTCCACAGCAACGGTCTGGTAACCGGGTGAGTTGTACGTGACTTGCGGTGGACCCGCATAACGCCACTCGTTGCCGGCGGAAATGATGTAGTCGTAACCGTCCATGCCCCCGTACACAGCTGCTGGCACGGTGAAGGACTCAAAGGTGGTATCAACAGTCTCGTAATGGTCGGTAATCTGCTTGCCGACTGTTTCAGTGACGTTGGTGAACTCCAGTGTCAGCCGCTGGCCGATAGTGCGGGTGCCATGGCGAAAACGGATCTCACGCCCGCCCATGCTCATAAACGTGCTGATCGGCTTCGTTCCAGGTGTCCAGGAACGGGCGGATGGTGTTAGCGAGGGAAAAGCGGTCATACGACGGTAAAGCTGCCGCTAACAATGTCTGCTGCTATCACACTAGCGCCACCGCTAAGCGGAAAGTGCTCAGCGGTGATCGAAGCGGTGCCATCCATCCGCCTTGTCAGTGTGTCGATCAAATAGTGGTTAGTTTCGGTGCGGCTAGTGCCGTCGCTGGTAACACGATCCAGTTCAACGGCAATCAAGTCGCCAGGCTGAAGCCCGAGTGTCGTAAAAAGATCGGTAGAAAACGAAATGTTGTGCGTTGTACGCTTGCGTTTTGCAAGAAAGTATTTACCTGCCAAGGTCGCATGATCACTTGTTACACAAAAATCACCCATGTCGTACTGCTCTTGCGGAAGTGTGCCCGTATCAGAGGCATAGCGGATTTTGATTGTTGTAGTGAAGGGTTCGTTTATACCAGAGCCCATATCTGCTTGATCCCGCCAAAGCACAACAGCTTCAAAAGGTTTCCGCTCAGACAGTGGGATGTAATCGACGGCATAGGTACCTTGGGTAATTGTGTCTTCGTCAAAGGTGTAAGCAGGAGTCAATACGCCCGTGTCGATTGCGTGCGCCCCAGTTACAGGTAAAGCTGGACGTAGGCCAATTCGTGACTCAAGATTGAGTGGTGTCAGCAGGAAAAAACCGGCGGTTGATTCAATCCACTCCTTGTAGTTGACTGCATCGACAAGAGCGCCGTTAAAAAATAACGAATTTGTATTGGTGAAGTTTGCCGCTGCAGTCAGCGACGCGGTATCCATCGAAATTGTTTCCGCATACCCAATCCCCAGGTGATATACCAGATCCACATAATTGCTGCTGGGACCAGTAGCGGTAGTCAGTAGATTATATACATCGATGCCATTTGAGCAAAAAACACTAGCCTGTGTATTGTGAGTATTGTTTATTTCACTAACAAGATCATCCGATGAGCCCGCAATGTCATCTGCAACTAACATTTCATGGTAACCGTGCAGACCTAGAATCGTCATGCCCGTGAAATCGCCGGTTGTGTTTTCTCTGTAAGTAAGAGATAAATCTAGAGCATCAGGAATAATAAATGGTTCGCGGATGGTCTCCTCAATGCGGAAAACTTGCTGGTCTACAACGGAAAAATTACTGTAAGTAAGTGATGCGCTATCGTTAAAATCCGCAGGGTTGTACTCGGGCGAGCTAAGGGTAACTGTTATCGTATCAAGCAGCGGAGATGCAGTTCTTAGTTCTGTGGATCCGACAAAGCTACTGCCGCTAGATAAAACTCCCGTATCGTCACTGAACTCATAATCCCATGTAACAAAAGAGATAGAATCTGAAAGCCGAAAAACCGATCCGCCGGAA